CAGAAACCTCTATCGTGTCCCTGGTATACCATTTCCAGTACTGCAGCTTCAATAGCTGTTCGTACCGCGTAAGTCACCGACTCATTATTACCCACTCCATCTTCATACTCTAGTAATGTAGTATCGTTATCTACAAACTTAAATATGTCTCCGGCTCCTCCATAACTAAGAATAGTTTTCTTAGCCTGGACATTCAATAATACTTCACCTGTTAAAACACTGACGGCTCTTAGAGAAACAGTAACGACATCTTGTTGATATCTTTTACTTTTTCCTATACCGAGCAATCGTGCGCCCCGACCACCCGTTTTCACGTTAGTGTCGTAACCAATAATACCGCCCTCGATAATCATTCCTGCGAACAACATCGGTTTTAATTTAAGAGGCTCTTCGCCTAATGCTTTAGCCGCTTCCTCTCTTCCAGATCTTATAATCTGTCTTTCTCTGACAAGATGATCTAAACCTTGTCTTTCTACCACTCTAAACCAAGTGCCTCCACCTGCTGTCTTTAGAGCATCTATCAATAATTCTACACCACCTTGAGTAACTGCTGTACTAAAAGATTGACCAGATGCAACATCTTTTCTTTGACCTGTCATGTCTAAGAATTTGTATACTGCTACAATAGGTTTATTTTCTGCTGGTGGTAATTCTAAAAGTTGAATATATGAAGGAAGTCTTACTGCTTCAGCTTCCTCTACACATATGTATTGTTTTCTTGTAGTGTTTTTTACAATACCTTTGTATGCATTTTTAGATAATGTTAATGCATCTACTACTTCTTCGTATTGTATCTCTTTACATTCTTGTGGTTCATTTGACCACATTGGTGTCTCAGATTCGTTTAGTAATCCAAGTGCAAGCAATAATACAACGAGTCCTTCCATTAGTCACCGTCTCCGCCACCATCAGATCCACCGCCTGTATCTGGATCTTGTGAATAGAATCCTGTACCAACTGGAATCTCAATAATTGTTTCTGAACCAAATTCATCTACGACTGTAAGTCTAATAAAGTCTGGCGAACCTTCAGCTCCTGGAACTAACTCCCAAGTAATAACTGAACCTTCTAATGTAAATGTTCCGAATGTAGCTGGATCATCATTAGAGAACATACTGTCTACTAATTGTTTTGCAAACTGAGCATAGATTCTTGACTCTAAGTTTCTCATGAATTTAGCCAACGTTGAATTGTTAGCTTCTCTCTCTGCTGCCTTTCTAGCTGCTTCGATAGCATCCTTGATTGCTTTATTCCTTGAGAACTCCTGATTTTCAATAGTCAAATAATGCGCCCCAGTCCCTACTCCACTGAAGCTAGGATTCTTGAACTTAAATACTTCGTCGCTCATAGCAGGAAATGCTACAAGGCATAATGAGATAATTAGTAACGCACCTATGACAGCGTTACTTACTCGGTTGTTTAATTTGTTTTCGCTTCTCTTCATTTTCTTTATACTCCAAAACAGTATCAACTTTCTGTTGTAACCGTATCAAGTCTTGATCTAACATCCTTGTCTGATCAATAACTCTTATCAGCGCCATATGCATTTTACCTATTTCTGGTTTCAATGTATAGCTTACAAACTTCCAAATATAATATATGAAGTAGCCCATACCAATTGACATGATTACTGGTAATCCGAATTCGTCAATTAGTTTCACTACGTCCATATTAGTCTCTTCTTACGTCTAGTTTTCCATCCTCTATAAAGTTCTCAGCTCTTGCAACTCTTTCTATATCCGGTCTCAATTCTAACGCACTACTGACTAACATATCTATTTTGACCATTTCATTAGACATTGTCCTTGCTCTGTTCTCTAAACTTTCACAAAACTTAGTTAAAGTTTTAATTTGTCCAACGACTCCATCTAACATCTGCTTTAATACAATGAATATAAAGATACCAAGTACCACTGTAGTAGCAATACTCGTACCCAAATCACGTACTAATTCAAACATATCCATGCGCTTATTTAGCTAAATTAGACTTGCTTCCAGACGTGAATAATGTGACAAGTGCCTGATGCACTTACTACTCGAGAGTCTGTTTTAAGTTCGTATGGTCTTCCTGGCTTAATTTTCATCCTTGCGTGATCGTCTTGAGCATCTAACCATACTGGTGCACTGACTATAATAAAGTCTCTTGTGCCTCTTCTTCTAATAATTTGTTTATCGCCTTCAAATTTAACATACCCATGTTGGCTATATCTTTTCTTAAGTTGGTCTGCAGTCATACAATCAGCTGGTGCAAAGTTAACACAAAATGCTTTACTTCTTACTCCTGATTCTACTTTCTCATCTGGACCTTGTGATGGCATCCAATCTCTATCTAAATTTATTTCTACTGGATGATTGTAACTTAATTGACCTAAAGGATTTCTTATAACTTTAAAGTCTCCAGCATCATCCATAAGGCTTTGTATTCTTTCTTTTCTATCTGGATATAAAGTAAAGTCTAGTGTCTGCTCAAATGTACAATTGTCTGCATCCATATCAAACAAGTCCATCATCTTATAATCTAATAAACTATCATCTATACCTAAGTTGTCGTTTACATTATTTTTTAAGAATAGTTTTTTGAATCCACTGGCTGAATAGAATCCATGAGTCATTTCTCTATACTCTCTAAGAGTACTATTAGCAATCTTTCTAAAGATACCTCTATTAGATTGACCAAATATAATCTTTTCTTTTCTAAGTCCTATCGCTTGTAATATTACTCTCCAAGGTCCTTTTACTTCTGGTCGATCTGGTTGAACATGCATCTTGCTGTCTAATGTATGTACGCCAGGTACTAATAGTTTAAAATTATGTTCGAAGTTATGTTCTATAAAATAGAAACTATCATAACCTACTTTAACTACATGACTTTGTTTACTCATTATACACTCTTAGTCCTTATCAATCTTGTTCTTGCTTGATGATCTATTCTTGCTTGCATTGATCTCATATCGCCAAGCATATCCTCTAATTGAAATTTATGATGTACTTGAGATTCCATTGCTGCTAAAATATCTCCACTAGATTTCATATCTGGTGTACCTTCTTCTTTAGGAACAAGACAAATACTTCTAATGTTAGATTGATTATGAGATACAGATGCAAAGAAACATGAGCTATTGCAGCTACCAATATATTCGGCATCTGTAATTAAGTATCTGTTTATTCTGATTGGTGTCGATTTTTTAGCCATATGGCTATTTATATCAACCGGGAGTAATAGCTAGCACTGAAGTCATAAAGATTGAAATAAGGACGGCTAATTCAAAGCCGTCCTTAAATGTTTCATGATCAGGCAACTTCATTAGAAGTTATCCTCTTATATCTAAAGATCGTATTGGATTTTTTGGACAATTGCTTTTGAAGATATAATGTGTTGCTCGTCTTGATTCTCTTGTGTTAAGAACTTGATCTCCATTAAGATCCGCTCTATCAAAAAAGAATGTAGTTGCTTTGTAGTTGCAACCAGCACTCATTAGTTCATCTCTAGTAATAAGTTCGTCTTCGTTCAAGTCGAACTTTCTCATTCTCCAGTCGTCAGCAAACGCATCGGATACAAAAAACGATAATGTAATAATTGAAAATAATTTTTTCATCTGTTTCCCCTAATATGTTGCACCAATCATTATGAATATCGGGATTAACAGTGGAAGCATCAATAAGGCTGTGAATTCAATTACATCAATAGCAGCTTTCACAATTGTAACAAGTGTGTCACTCTCTCTCAGGTCTTTTAGCTCTTCGCCCATGATCTTCACTGCCCGTAGCACAGTTGTGGTCATGGTTTTCTCCGTTAATTAAAAATTTATAATATAGGTAATTTTGATAATGTAATATCAAAATCGAATATATTTATCTTACTTTATTTTTGAGTAAAAGTCAACAGTTGGTCCATCTATACCAGTCAGGTTTTGCATCAATTCTTTCTTGAATTCTCTGACGTACGATGGCTAATTCTTGGTCGTCTGGTTGCCAGTCATTATACAATTCATCTGGCCATTGTTCTCTTTTGAATACTCTTTCTGGATCAGGATTCATACCTCTACGTTTCATTTCTTCAACTATCTCGTTGTATCTTTTATGGAGGTATTCGCCTTTATTATAAAAGAATTTTACGTGTCCAGTATTCAAAGTAAACTTTTCTGGTATCGAACTCAAGGATTTATCCCTATTAGGAGACTTGAGTGTCCTAGCCAAAGCTGAACCTACCATAAACATTTCTCGGTATTCAGCTACTAAATGTTGGTCGGCTAATTCTTTTGTAGGTACAATATTGATTCGAGTCACAGTTCTGATAGTACTTGTGCTTTGTCTTGATTAGCTTTAGCCCAAGCATCAATAAGAGCGTCACCCTCTAATGCTTCACCAAAGACTCTAATGACTTTTCCATTCTTAGTTCTAACAATAGTATCATTGTTATAGCTTGTGTCAGTCACATTACCTTTCTTAGTATCTTCTCGATGATTGTCATACCACATACTACTAAAAGAGTGAACGTGTATACCACTTACTCCTTTAGCCCAGTCTTCTGCTTCCAATAGCATTGCGTGTCGAATTACTTTTTCTTTGTGCTCTGTCATTTCCAAGGTTCTCCTTCAAAGTTTACATAAAGTCTTGCACCGGTGCCTGATACTACCATTCTAA